GTCTACTGCAAATGATACTACTCCAGCTTTTAAAGTTCAAGGTAATGGCACGTCTAATGAAGTTTTATCTGCATTATCAAATGGCAACGTAGGTATAGGAACTGATTCTCCCGATACTAAACTAGATATTGTTGGTAGTGACTTTGCTGGTGCTTCCTTAAAAATTGAAAGAACAGGCGATGGTGAAAATGATGATTCTGCAATAAGGCTTAATAGAACTGGAACAGTAGATGCAAACGATAGAATGGGTGGTATTTACTTTCAAGATAATGATACTTCATTAGCTGTAATTCGTGGAGAAAAAATTGGTACGAATGATGGGAGATTAGATTTTATTGTACCAAATGGAAGTGCATTCGGTAATACAATGAACCCAGTATTAACAATCCAAAACGATAGCGTAGGTATAGGTACAGATTCTCCCGCACAAGGTCAATCAACACCAATTTCAGATGTAAAGCTGGATGTTCTTGGTAACCAAATGCTTTCAAATTTATCTACCACTAATACAGACCAATCAAAGTTATTCTTTTTCAGGTCTGATGGTGCAGTAGCTTCTCAAGGTGCAGTACCTAGTGGCTTAAAAATGGGTGCTATCGAATGGGATGCTTTAACTTCAGGTGATAATAACAATTCTATAGCTTCTGCAAGGATTGAAACAGTAGCAAGTAATACTTGGAGTAGTGCTTCAGTACGAAACGCTGATATAACATTTAGTACGATTGGTGCAAATACATTAACTGAAAGAATGAGACTTGATGCCAACTCACGAATCTCACTATCAAATAATGATAGTGGTGGTACTGGTGGTTCAGATAATTTAAGTGCAAACACTATTCTTGGTGCGTATGCTGGTGATAGTATCACAACTAATGGTGTTAGAAATACAAAAGTGGGACACGCTTCAGGTAATAAGCTAACTACTGGAACTGATAATACTTCTTTTGGTCATTATTCTGGGTTTCACAATAAAACTGGAGATAGCAACACCTTTATAGGTAGTCTTTCAGGTCTAGGTTCTAGTAATAATAGTCATAGTAATAATACTGGAGTAGGTTTTGAAAGTTTACATTCAATTACAACTGGTTCTAATAATACTGCAGTTGGTATGGAAGCTGGAGATACAATTACAACTGGTGCATCTAACACAATTATTGGTGCTGGTGCAGATGTAAGTGCTTCAGGTTCAACAAACCAAATAGTAATAGGTCAAGGTGCAACTGGTGTAGCAGATAACTCAGTAACTCTTGGAAATTCTAGTGTAACTGATGTTTATATGGCTCAAGACTCAGGAGCAAAAGTACATACTGCTGGAGTAGTAACTGAGCGTATTGAAAATTCTACAAATAAATTTTATGAGTTAAATGGTTCAAAGACTGTAAGTAATGGAGTAACTACAGATTTACTATATGTAGACCACTCTCATAATTATTCAATTACTTTATGGTGTTTTTCAGCAAACGCTAATCAAGGTCAATATTGGGGACATATGCAGACAGTCTACGGAGCTTCAACTGTAACTGAAACTCTTCAAAAAATTAACGGAAGCTTAACAAATATTACTGTTACTTATCAGAATAGTAATCGTGCATTAAGAGTCAAAGTTGATGGCGTAGATGTAACAGTTTACTATCATATTTCAGGAATGGGAAATTCACAACCATACGAATTATAATAAATAAGGATTAAAAATGGCTTTATCAAAAAAAGAAACAATCGAGTATGAAATTCGTGGAGAGTTCAAAACAATACTAAAACGAATTAGATTGTTTATATTAGAAGATAATATAGAGGTATCTACTTCTCATCGTGTAGAATCGTTTATGTGCGATGCTGATGTAAGTGGTGAGTCTGCTGAATTGCAGGCACTAGCTGGTGCTTTATGGACAGATGCAGTAAAAGAAGCATACGAAGCAAGTAAATCTTAACAAACAAGGAGTCAATAATGGCAAAAAAAGAAAAGAAGCCAGTCTTGAACTTAGATGATAAAGAGTATATCATAGAGGATATGACTGATGAGCAAAAGATGATGGTAAATCATATAAACGATATTCAAAACAAACAGAATAGTAATCAGTTTATAGCTGACCAACTAGCTGTTGGGAAAGAAGCGTTTATTAATATGCTCAGAGAATCATTAAACTCAGAGGAAAAAGAGTAAAATGATAGTTCGTCAATGTGCCTATGACCATAATGTAGTCATCCATAAAAACACCAAACCAAATATGGTAAAATCTATTGTAAAATCAGATGGAACAGTTACAACTGTTACCTATCCAAATAGCAAAGATTATTTCCTTTGGGTTGATGATGAAATAGTAAAAACAAGTGATTCTTTTGAAACTATTGAAAATGCCTATATTGCTGAGTGTAATAAAAAACATTCAGATAGTCATGGGCGTATTGACATTGTAAAACATAAGTTAGTAAGTAATAAGGTGGTAGATAGATGAATAAAGTAATAAAAAAAAGAAAGAATGGAGATTTTGAAGTTGTTAGTACAAGTTATAATATCGCTGTTAATTACTCTTATGTTGAGTAGTTGTAACAATGGTTGGTCAATAGGTGATTTTGAACCATCACCAAGAGATACAATGTATGCTTTTGTAGAAATATTAGATCAAGATTCTACTCTACATTTTTATGCAGATAAGGTAAGAGTTGATTCAGATAACTGGTGTTTTACACACAATCAATGGGAATCAGTTAAGGAAAATGAGTGAAGTTAAAACTGCTAGAAGTTATCGAAGTGGTATTGTGGATGACAATGCTGTCATTAGCCTTAATCTTAAGTGGCTTGGACAAATTTGTGTACTTGCTACAGTCATTGGTTGGAGTGGATATAAATTACTCGATAGGTTGGAAGAGCTTGAAGCAGAAATGGTTGAAGCAAATGAACAAATTGGAAACTTACTTAATAAACATATACATGAGGAGAATGCAAAAAGGGAAGAATTAGAAGAAAAGATTTCATTCTATGAAAAAGAATTTAATATAAATCCTTTAAGCTGGGGTAAGAGGAGGAAGAAATAATGGACTTTATGGCAGTCTATGCAGAAGCAGGGATGATAGGCATTGTAGGAATAATGTTTGTTTATTTAGTAATATCGTTATCACAGAAATCAACAAAGCAACAAGAAACATTAGAAAATTTAAAAATAGAAAATAAATCTCAATCTGAAACCTTGCATAACATGGAAGGCATACTTATCAAGCTAGTAGATAGATGGAATAAGTCTGATGAAACAAGAGATAGAAGAAATGAAGATTTATTGAAAGAAGTTAATGATATGTCTGATAAGATTAGTTATTTGTCTGGCAGAATAAATGGGAGTGGTCGTGGATAATCAAGACTTAAGAAATCATCTAATCAGGCATGATGAAAGACTTAGAAATATATATTCTACTTTAAATAGAATAGAAAAGCATTTAGAAAAAATTAATGGCAAAGTAGATCGTCATAATACTGATATTGCCAAAATACAAACATGGGGTGCAATTGCACTCGTTACATTTCCTATAATGATCAATATAATAATGAGGTTCGTATAATGTTAAAGAAAATGATAGCAGATGAATTACTAGGTGATTCAACTAAAGATGAATTAATTGATGAAATCAATAAGGCAGTTGATATTCCTATTATATCTGAAAAAACTGAAAAAGCAATTTTAGAGGCTTTATGGAAAGTCATTAAAAAAGTATTGCTTTCTAAATTAGGTGTATAGTGCCTAAAAAGCGTGATCCTAGATTAGCAAGGTTTGGGTTAAAGGGGTACAATAAACCAAAGCGTACCCCTAGCCATCCAAAGAAGTCTCATGTTGTGCTTGCACGATCTGGAGGTAAAACCAAATTAATTAGGTTTGGACAGCAGGGAGCAAAAACAGCAGGTAAACCAAAGAGGGGTGAATCTGCTAGGATGAAAGCAAAAAGAAAAAGTTTTAAAGCAAGGCATCGTAAAAACATAGCTAGAGGTAAACTTTCAGGAGCTTACTGGGCAAATAAGGTTAAGTGGTAATGGCTAAGTCTGCTACAAAGACTAAACCAGCATTATGGAAGAGAATTGTTGCATCTGTAAAAAGAGGTAGTAAAGGTGGCAGAAGAGGTCAATGGTCTGCTCGTAAAGCTCAAATAGCTACAGCTAGATATAAAAAAGCTGGTGGGGGATACAAAGGTAGAAAGTCTAGTAAGAACTCTTTAACTAAATGGACTAAACAAAAGTGGGGTTATGTTACTAAAGGAGATGCTAAAAAACCTAGAAGAAAAAGAGGTAGATACCTACCAGAAAAAGTAAGAAAAAAACTTACGCCAAGTCAAAAGGCGTATACTAATAGAAAGAAAAGACAGGCTACTGCAAAAGGTAAGCAGAAAGCAAAATATACAAAGAAAACAGCAAGAAAAGTAAGGAGAGCATAATGCCAAAAGGAAAAGGATATGGTTT